GCGTCATATTCCTCGACATCCTTGCCGCCATCCCAGTCGCGTGGCTGGTAGTTCATGTATTCTGTAAGGCCATACCTTACAGCTTCCGGCAATCCAATGCCTTCTTTACGGCCATAAATAGGGCTATAGTTATGTAGGCCAAGCGCGTGGTCCGCGATTTCCTGTACGATTTGTCCAGCACGCGGACGCGCACCGAAAGGAAAGTTCATGCTGTATTCTTTGCGTAAGTACAGCTTCAAAACATGTTCATCAATCGGCTGTGTGCCACCGGACGCGCTGTTGTGAGTAGCGCCGAACGGTTGCCGATAGTCAGGAACCTCAAATTCCATGGGATACCTCCTTAAATACATCTCCTTGTTCTGTCCTAGCATGCTGGTTTACAATGTGTCAACTTTTCTATAGGGTTTTTTTATGACAACGATAATTTTTACATTTGACGATGAGGTTGAGTGCCCTGAATGCCTTGGCGCTGGCGAGGTTGAGTATGAGTTCGAGGTTATTGACCATATTCGCGGCGGCGAGATAGTCGGCATTATAAAAGAGTGCCGGATGTGTGAGGGCAGTGGCGTCATCTATATCGAGGGTGAACCCGATGATGAAGCTGGGTAAGACCTATCTGTGCCGATACGCGCATCAAGATGATGATGTGCCAGCTGGCTGGGTTTCTCAGCCGTTAGGCGGTCATCACGGTGCCAATGGTTACGTTTTATGGAGTAAAGATATGACGAATGGGCGTGTTAAAGGCGCAAATTTCGAGCGCGCTTGCGCGCATATGTTGTTCGAGCGCACTGGACTAGAGGCAAAAAGAGACCTTGAACAATATAGAGCCGCAGAACATGGCGACTTGATAGGCGTTCCGGGGTGGACAGTCGAATGTAAAAGATATGCGCGTGGCACCACATGGCGCAAAGAATGGTGGGAACAGGTTGAAGCGGCGGCGAATGCGTCCGGTACAGAGCCTGTTTTGATATACAAGTACGATAGATGCCCTATTCGGTGCGTTGTCCGGCTATCAAGTATATCCCCTGTGTACATGTCGAAAGACAATGTTGCCGAGGTCGATTTCGACACTTGGTGTATGCTAGTAGCAGAAAGTATGTGCGATGTTTGAGGTTATAGCCGCTGTTTGCGTTGTGTATGGCATGTCTGGTGAGCCAATAAGTAGGTGCTGGATGTACCGCGAGGAAATAGAACAGGCCTTTAGGACGGAGGCTGAGTGTTTGCAATTTGCCGCATGGCGTGAGGCCACGTTGCAACAGAATGTCTACGAACAGACTCAGCGCCCGCCTGTTGTAAAGGTTGTGTGTGCCTTCACTGGTGAGTCTAGTTAGGCCTTTAAATCGGCCACTTATTGCTTTTTAGCAAATTATCCAAGGCCGGAATAATAAACAGGTTCCACGGCACATGAAGTCCGCTAACAACTTGCGGATAACATTCAAGTTCTTTGTATTCTTCGCTGTGGTTTACGCCATAAATAGGCACAATGTGGTCGATGTGCCACCGCACAAATCCAGCTTCTTTGTTCATTGCCGTGCGTTTTTTGTCTAAGTCTTTTAGCTGGCTGGTGATGTGTGGGCTATATATAACCCAATCCGGCGTAGCATTTCTTATCCGTTTATTTCTGAGCATTGAGTTATGAGCGCTGGTTACAGGCTGGCCCCTTTTCAGTTTTCTACACTTTACATACTGGGCCTTGTGCTGGGTGGGGTCGTATTTGAGCGTGTGGACAATCCGAACACCGGCAGGTCGTGGCGCACTCAGCAAAAGCATAACAGCCTGCGATGTGTAGGTTCTGTCCCAGCTGGTAGCCCATCTGTGCTTGGCTAGGACTTTGTACCATCCGTTGCCCTCTATGCCCAATTCACTAGCTGGCGCCGTTTCGCCTATCTTTGGGGCAGGGTCTTGCGCCATCAGCTTACGCAATTGCCTCCGGCTGGTGTAGTGCGTCTTGTAATCATGGGTGCCGATAGCGAGGCCGTTGGGCCAATCCATGCTACGAAGTTCAGCCTCTCTAGGCACATCTTTGAATATGTCGATATGCCGCATGTGGCCTTTTCTAAGGACAGTCGGTGTAAAAAAATAAGCCATCTTCTTTCCTCCATTTTCTGTCTTGACAGAGTTATCCACAGCCGATTAAAATCTCTTCTAGCAACGCAATGCGGCCGCATTCAGAGCGATGCTGATAAGCAGACGCAGTGAAAGAACTAAACTTTTCTATATAAAAAAAAGAGCGCCGCTGAGAAAGCAATGCATTGCATGCAATGCATTGCTGGTTTTTTTAGATTTATTTTCTTCTGTCTTCTGTGACTTGCATCCACGGACGCTTGAAACTTTGCGCCTCCGTTATGATACGCTGTTCTGCTGGCGGCATGTGTCCATAATCACAATCTGCCCACATGCCAGAACCCATGCCCTCGTCCATTAAAGAGCGCAAGACTTGAAACTCTGTGTCTGTGACGCGAATGACATAGCCTTTTTTCATGCGTGTTATTTTCATGTCTAGTCCTCAATCTCCATGCTTCTAGTGCGGCGCCATTCTGGTTGGCTAGTCTCCACAATTTGCGAGATTGCATAGCGGTCAAAGATATTCGGATGTCTTCGCATCATAGAGCCTGCACTAGCGCGGGCTTTCTCTATTGAGTCGAACACCTCGTAATGATGCTTTTCCGTTGTATCTCCGCTTATCCCCGGAAAATACCGCAGTGTGTAAGCTAATAGATACATGTCTCAGCCTCCGGTGTTTATCTGTGAGATGTCTCTGTGGATAATCTTGGCAACAAACCACGTTTCCATGCGGTATCCGTGCGCTTTCTTCTGCCGTGCTATCCATTCGAGGGCTTTCTCTTCAGTGTCATGTAACTGCCAGTCATCATCATACTGAAACGGCCCAGTTTGTATTGAATATGTGGTTAGATAGTTTTCCATTATTTCGCCTCCGTTATGTACCATCTGGTGCTTGTGTCTGTTTGCCAGCTTCCATCCTTCTCTATGCATTCATAGACTACAGCTACCAAGTCGTTTGGGTAGCTTGCACCCTCGTCATCGTCTCCGGCGTCTAGCCAAATACAGATGTCAAACATGCGTTCACCAATCTGCACGCCTACCCACTCCATCTCATCATTCAGGTGTTCCCACCATGCGTTAAAGTTTGAGCGGTAATCTTCAAAGCATAGGTGTGCTTCATAGTGTGCGGTTAAAAAGCCTTTCTCATAATCAGACAAGGCCAAGTCAAATCCGGTGTCTTCCATTATTCTGCCTCCTCTATGGCGGTTGATGCTTCAGCTGTTTGAATGATGCCGCCAGTCATTGCGGCCCATTCGCATTCTGCGGCATGTTCTGCGTGTTCTAGGCTGTCTGCCTCCACTGTGATGATGCGTTCGACTAGTCCGATGACTGTCACGGTATACTTTTGCATGTCAGTGCCTCCGTAGTTCTGCCAGCATTGTGTCAATGCGGTCCAGTGTTGCCATGATGCGGGCGTGATGTCCGTTATTTATGGGGATTGTGGACAACAACGTCTCGCGTTCTTCAATCAGCTGGTTAATGCGGCCATCGGCATGCCTGTCTATTACGGCCTTGACTTCGGACGCTTTGTCGAAATGGTAGGCGCCTAGCTTGTAGCCGCCGCCGTGAACAGGTTCGATTTCATGGCCTCTGTATAGGAATAGTGACATTGTATTACCTCCGTAATCGCGTTTTAAAGCCCGCTGATGCCTGTTAAAGCTTCAGCGGGTAGGTTGGTACTAGTTAAGGTTGGCAAGGGTGATAGTGCCGCTTTTAATCAGCTTTTCAGTTTCTGCCTTGTCCATGCCAAGAAACCGGTTCCGGTACTTGCCGGTAGTAACACCATAATCCCAAGAACCAGCGTCCAGCGTAATCGCTCCGGTTTCATTGCACCGCTTGGCAATCACCGTCCGGTAGCTTTGGAAAAACTGCGCTTCGGGCGTGTCGATGATGAATTGATTAACTACTGGGCGCCCTGTGCGTCCTGTCATGTTGCGAACTGTTGCCATGGTAAAACCTCCGTTTTTGGCGTTGTCGATAGTGTGATGCTTGCCCATCAATGTGTCTAAAATAAGGCAAGCTGGTGATTATTTTGTGGCGCTGTCTGTTCTCTGAATAAATGCGGGAACAGTGTTGAACCTTGCCATGACGCAGGGGCTGGCAGGCTAGGCGCTGTTGCTGGCGCCGCGCTTGCGTGCTTGAATGGCGTTTCTATAACTTTCACGTTGCTAACCTTGCACCGTCTGGACCTGTATTCATCAACAGGCTTTGGGCCGCACTGGTCCAGCACCATGCCATTAAATGCCAGCTGGACATGACTGCCAGTCGTTATCATGTACAAGGTGTCTGGCCTTGTATGGTTCTCAACGAAATATTTCACTGTGCGGCCTTTGCCGGCAAACAACGTGCCGCCGCCAGCTGGCACAGTGTCGTGCCATTTAATGCCAAGCTTGTCTAGTGCTGGCCCTTGGTGGTGCGTAAATGTGGCGCCGCGCCAGCGTCTGCCGTATCTGACAACGGTTGCAAATGTGTTCCAAGCGCGGGCAAAGCTAACACCAGCGGCAACGGCCAAGGCAGTCACCCCGCAATTCGGGCCGCTCTTTGCATCAGCTGGCAATGTAAAATGTTTGTTCATGTTACTGCCTCCGCTTATGCTTTGTGCCAGTCAAAGTGCCAGCCTTTAAGCTGAATCATTTCCTGAGTGTCGTGACAAAAGACTTGCACCACATCGTCAAGATTTGCGTCTGGTGCCACTGATACGAGAATTTCATCGGCGCCGAATGCATCGGCATAGTATTCTGTCCAGCCTGTGATGGTGTTTGCTTGGTTTGTCATTGCACTGCCTCCTGTTGTGTGCGTTTCGATAGGCACAACGTGGGCAGCGAATGAGGCAAGAATGTGGCAAGAGTAAGGTTTTTTGCTAAGAATGTTGCCTTATTCATAGAAAAGTTTACACTGCAATGGATGGCAGATGCGGTGCTAAGTGACTGGAATGTATGGGATGGATGGTGTGTGGTGCGTGTCTGCACACACTCTGTATACACTGACTATCGCGCGTCATTGCACGCCGAGCCTATCATAGTGTGGCAAAAATGCAACACTGTCTCTTTTTGGCAACAGGTACCGGGGGACTATTTTAAAGGCATGCACCCCAGCGAGTCGGTGCCGGGTTGATATGTATTAAATACATGTTCTACACACACGGAGAAAGCATGACTAAACTCACGACTTACACAACACGGCAAATCATTGCTGACTTGGCCGATGGCTTTACGATGGTAGATGCTTGTAATCGTGCAGGCGTTACCAGACAGGCGCTGTACAAGCGTATGAAGCGCAGTGAGGAACTTGACGCTGCGGTACGCACTGCACAGCAGTACAGCGCGGAGAAGGCGCTAGAGGAGCTTGATAAGCTGTATGACGATGCCCTTAACAAGCGGAAAGACTATGACCCGCATGTATTGCGTGATTATGCCAATCATGTGCGGTGGAAGGTACAGAAGATTATTCCTGAACGCTTTGGCGAACAAAAGAACAAGGCTGGCGTTGAGGTGACTGACGGTGGCATACGCATTATGTGGGAAAGCTAATGGACGTTAAGATTCCGTATAAGCCTCGTGCGCTCCAAGCTGAAATGCACAACAGCCTGAAGCGCTGGAATGTCTTAGTGATGCACAGGCGCTTTGGCAAGACGGTATTCGCCGTTAATCAGCTAATAAAGACTACGCTGACTTGTCCGCTTCCAAGGCCACGGACTGCGTTTGTTGCGCCTACGTTTGCGCAGGCCAAGCGGATTGCTTGGGATTATGTGAAATATTATGCGTCTGTCATTCCCGGCGTTACGTTTAACGAGACGGAACTGCGTGCTGACTTTCCGAATGGGGGGCGGTTAATGTTGCTGTCTGCTGAAAACCCGGATGCGTTGCGTGGTATTTATTTGGATGAGTGTGTGTTCGATGAATTTGGCATGCAGAATCCAAGGGTGTGGGGGGAAGTTGTACGCCCGGCACTGTCTGACAGGCAGGGGTCAGCTTGTTTTCTAGGCACGCCAGCTGGTCACAACCATTTTTTTGATTTATTGGACACGGCGCGGGGGCAGATTGCCGAAGGCTCTGAAGACTGGTATTTTAAGATTTGTAAGGCTAGTGAGACTGGTATTGTTAAGCCAGAGGAACTAGATGCTGCCAAGGCGCAGATGACGCCTGAACAGTATGAACAAGAATACGAGTGTTCCTTTACGGCGGCTATCATCGGTGCGTACTACGGCAAGCTGCTGGGGGATGCTGAAGAAGATGGCCGGATAACCAGAGTGCCTTACGACCCTATGTACCCGGTGCATACCGCGTGGGATTTGGGCATCAACGACTCAACAGCCATATGGTTTGCGCAGATTTTCAGGGGCGGTGCGGTAAATGTTATTGATTATTACGAGAGTTCTGGCGTTGGTCTCGACCATTATGCAGATATACTCACAAAGAAAGATTATAATTACGGCGACCACCTCGCTCCTCACGACATTGAGGTCCGTGAGTTGGGTTCGGGTAAAAGCCGCTTGGAAACGGCGTTTTCGCTCGGAATCAGATTCAAAGTAATTCCGAAGATGAAGGTAGCTGATGGCATCAACGCTGCGAGGATGATGCTACCTAGATGTTATTTTGACCGTGACAAGACAGCGGAAGGGCTGGATATGTTACGCCAGTACAGGCAAGAGTGGGATGACAAGAAACGAAGCTTCAGAGACGCGCCCCGGCACGACTTTACCAGCCACGCCGCAGACGCCTTCCGTTACCTCGCAGTCGGCCTTGAAAACCGGACAAAAATGGTTCGGCCTCCACAGGCGGTTGCAGATAACGCTTACAACCCTTTTCAACATTGATTTGAGCAAGCCATGATGGAACGAGACGAGTTTGCATACGAGACTGCTTCTATGATGATGGATTACAGTCGCTATCACTCGCACTACACAAGCAACGACAAACGGATGTACTTAGACCCGCCCTTGGCTATGGGTAATTATATATTTGGGGTTGATTCAGAAAGAACCCCTTACTTATTTGCTACTTGGGCATTTCCAGAGAAACGACATGTTAGGCAATATATGGAAACAGGTAAGTTCCCACCTGCCGCTTGGCGTGGTGATGGCGATAGTCCTTGGATTATTGATTTTATCTGTTTTGGGGGTCGTCAAGGGGTAATCGAGGGCTTCAGGTCTTTAAAAGACATTTTTATTCAAATGGGGTATATTGACTGCTATTGGCTAAGAACGGAAACCGGAAAGCTGGGTTTCCACAAATTGAAGGGGTACTAAGATGGGTTCAGGCGGTGGAGGCGGCGGCGGAGGCGGCGGCGACAGAAATCGTGGTGTAGAGCGGGGCAGAACAAAACAGCCTCCTGTAAGTGTTAGCAGGCCAACACCTCCACCTGTTGTGACTGGCGGTGGAAGAGGCGATACCCAGCCATCACGTCCTGCGCCAAAACCTACTCCTGCGCCAACTACAGGTGCGCAGCCTGGTATGGTAAGCAAAGGAACACCGGCAGCAGAAAAGCTAAAAGAAGTTGGTGTAAAATACACACCTACCGGCGCTACCATAAAAACAACCACATCAATGACTCCTGGTGGTATTTCGCCTAGTGCGGTAAAAGCTGCTATTGGCGGCACTGCTGGCATTGGCGCAGGCAAGGCGGCGGGTGCTTTAGCTGGAAGAACAGATGTTACTGTTGAGGGTCTTGGCGATTTGGCTAAGCGTATTAACGTGGGCCAGCTTCCAGCCGGTGAAATGAAAATTCCTGGCGCTGGCACAGTGGCTAT